CTTTCTTTAAATGTAAATCTGGTTTTGCTTTCTTTTCTTCTCTCTTGATTTCTACTTTAATAATTTCTTTTTCTTTTTCTTCTTCTGGTTTGTCAAGTTCAGGTGGTGGAACAAAATATGTAAATTGGTTGTCTATTTTGGATAAATTTTTATCATCAAAATATTGTTGTCTGTTTTCTAATCTAATGACATCAAACTCATCATTAATTGATTGTCCTTCTTGTCTTGGTGATTCTATTGATATTAGATTTCCGTCATCATCTCGTAATGGACTAATGGCATCAGAAGAACCCGATACTCCTTGTTTTAGTTTTAAATCACGAAACAAAGACTCTTGTTCTATGATGTCAGCGTCTAATATTTTTTGATAGTATTCTGACTTTTGTCTTGCTGAACTTGGTAAATAAGGCATTTATCTCACCACTCTAAACTCAAAGTCATCTTCGTAAAAATGAACTTGTTCGTCTGTTGTTCCACTTCCACTAACTACTTTAATTCCAAAACGATAATTTCTTTCTGCTTGGAAACCATTTAACCAAAGATTAAAATAATTACCCGTGCTATCACAACTAATCGCAGAACCTGTTCCATAAGGAACTATTACTTCTTCGGTATCGGCATCCTTAACTTGATAATAGATAGAACCACTTGGTAAATACTTTACCGTAAGTTCTGCTGGTGTAGTATCAAACGCTGTTGTAGGATATAATTCTCTACCGACTAATCTAAATTTTACGATAGAACTTTCTTTATATTCTGGTCGTAAATTTTTAAAGTAGACTTTTAATCTTTCTATATCTGTTGATGATAATGGTGATAAACTTCCTGTTGACCAACTCGAATCATTCCACACTACTTCTAATTTAGGTGGATAGATTGTATGAGTTTCTGTTGAGAAAAACTTTAAGTTCCCAAATCTTGTAGAACTTGCTTCATCTTTTGTTGTATCACTTCCTGAGTCAAAAGCAAATGTAGAATCTGTTGGTATAATGGATTCTCTTTTTATAATCAATCCTTTGTTTGGATAAGCTGATGCTGAATAAATATGATTTTTAACTAAGTTAGTTATGTCTATTCTTAAGTCTTGTGATGCTTTTGTCAAAGTGTGTGATGAACTAACTTCATATTGTCCTGTTGCAGAAGTCCACCAAGCACCTCCGTCAGTCGAAACTGAACCAGTTACCCAAGGTGTCTTTTGGTCGTGGTCTCTATATTGATAACTTACTCCATTAGTTGTTGTTGGTGTGTGGTCAAGTTTACCATCTCCCTCAGTCCAATCACTACCACTTACCATATATGCGAATAGATTTTGGTCTCTTAATAATTCTTCTGAACCAGCGTCATATAAATTTAAATAATATTTTGCGGTGGAAGGTATTTTACCTTCTCCAATTGATGCCGATATATCGGTATAGTCAAATTGTATTAATGCTCTTGATACATTTTGTACACTTCCGTCGTTAGCAACTGATTTGTTAATTTCTAAAATTTCATCTGCACCTGTATTGATAGATGATGTAGTTCCGCCTGAATATATTGTTGCGTCTTTATCTCCGAATATAAAATAATGCATTATTTATCTCCCACTACTCTACCCTGAATATCAATATTTGGGTATTTTAATTCAAATATACTTGGGTCTAATGAAGTGTAAATAATTCCATCTCTGATAGCAGAATCCATATCATATATGTTTCCACTATATCCTTCAGATACTTTGTGTTTGTTTTCTACCACTACAATATTCTTATCAGGATTATTATCTTGTGGTGGAACTACTGAGATTACTCCATCAACCAATGAGATAACATAAGCAATATCGTTCAATACGATTGGTTGATTGATTTGCCTTTTTTGTGTTACGAAATGTTTTTTAACTGCTTGTATTGCATTAAATAATACTTCGTTTTTATTATATCCTCTACGAACAATAATACTAAATCTTACACCAATGTTGATAATGTAAGCGTCTTTAATATTAATAGCATCTGTTAAGATTCTATATTGTGAAAGATATGTTTTTAAATTTTGTTTTACTGCTTGATTTAATTGTGTAAGTTTTCTATCAGCAGTATATCCTAAGACATACATATTCATAGCCAATGGATTAGGAACAACATCAATAGATTTGATTTGTTTTACTTCTCCATTAATAATTTCTAATTGACCTTCTTTTTCTAATTGTTCATCTTGGATAATAAATGCTTTTGCTATGTTTCCATATTTTTGTGGTAATGAATAAACTCTTGTTAAATAGTCTTCTTTAGTTACCGCACGATTTTGTGCATTAAAGTAAGCACTGGCATTTAATTTAATGTCTTGTAATGATTCTTCACTTGCACCACCTGTCGCTCTTTCTAAATTAACAACATTAATACTTTGTTCCACTTCTGTTAATGTTGCTGATGGAAGTCCTGTTGTAGAGTTAGTAAAGGTTAATCTGTTTGGTTGGATAATTGTTCTTGGTGCTACATTATGTTCTATCGCACCACCATAATTATAATTAATAGTTAATGTAGTGTTAGCGGGTGCTAAACCAAATGTTTGTGTTTTCATAAAGTTAGCAGGGTCAAAGGATTCATCTAATTTAGAAACTCCGAATCCTAATGATGAACCAACATTGTCTGGGTTAGGAATAATTTCTTCATCAGCATTATCACTAATACCTGAACCAAATCTTACTTCCATACGATTATTATCGTTTACTCTTGTAGTAAATCTTCTTGATGTTTTGATAAGTTTTAATAAGTATGGTGTGTCTTTACTGAACTCTGCTAATGAAGGGTCATTATCTGAAATATTTTCTTCTGACTCAAATACAGTATCTTGTGCCAAGAAAGGAACTTCATACCATTTATTTCCATTAGAGTCTGTTATAGATATAATTTCATTTACTCTTTCATTACCTAATGTAATCTTGTCAAACTTTTTAGAAGGACCAAATGTAAATGATTCTGATGTTCTTGTACCTGATTTTGCTAAACCTGTTTTGGTAAGTCTAAATTTTGTAGGAACATTACCAGATGTTGGTTCTAATGCCGCAACATCCATTTTATCTAATGAACCTGATGTTTTAAAATTAACATCATCTAACAATGTAAACTCAGTTCCGTTGTTTGCTAAAAATGTAGAGTTAGCTTCCACCTTACCAGCGTAATCTAAGTCTGCTAAATATTCTCCACTTACAAGTTTTGCAGGAACATCAATTGTAAAAGTAAGTTTTACAGTAGCTGGACAAGAAAGTTTTGGTTTGTATCCAAAAGATTGTGCAATCTCATAGATATTTTTTCTTTCTTCTGCGTGATGTAAAAGTGTTTCTCTAAATTGATTGTCAACATAATAATTTAATACATCTCCGACATACGCTGCCATTTCGACAAACATCATACCCGGTGATGCTTCATTAAAATCATTATATTGATTTGGGAAATATGACTTAGCAAACTCAATTAGATTATTTCTAATATTAGAAAAGTCTCTCCCAAGATAGTTAATTTCTTTTTTAACTATTTTCTTATTTGTTCCGTAATCTACTTCTTGTGGATTAATACTCGGCATTTTTATTCTCCAACTTCAAAATTAAATGTTATGGTATCAAAGGTATCAGGTTCTAATTTTGTTGTATATTCTATCTGAACATTAACAATGTTTTCATCTGCTTTTGGAATTACTATTACATCATTTAAAACAATGTGTGGTAATTGTGCAGAAATAGATTCTCTAATTTCAGAATCAATATTACTAACAAGTTCAGGTGTGATTTGTTCATACAACAATTCTTTTAGTCTTGAACCGAAGTCTGGTTGCATAACTCTCTCACCTTTTGTTGTTAATAATAAGTTGATAATGTTAGATTTAGATTGTTCTAATACGGTTTTTGTAGAGTAGAAAAATCCATCTGGACTATAATCCAATGGAAATCTAATACCAACTTTGATATCTTCATTACTATCTATTTCTCTTACACTTGCCATACTTTATTAAGGTCTGTAATTACCTTCGCCCTTTTTCTTTTTATCTATCGCTTTCATTAAACCAGAATAATCACGAGTTAATGCGTTTTGAACATCTTCAGGGACTGCGTCTACTGAAACTCCAGCTTTTTTGATTGAATCAACTGCTGCCATTTCTCTCGCTCTTTCTTTATTCTGACCTCTACCTAAATCTCCGTATCCTAAGACATCGGCCATATTATCACTACCTAATACTCCACCACCCAATGTTGGATATTCATCTTCCATTGGTGCACCTAATGGTTTGGTTTGGTTCAATACTTCATTTAACGCTGTGTTTTTTGTGTATTGTTTTTTAGGTTTATTGATAACCTTTTTAGGTTTAGGTGTAGAAATCGTTTCTGATAATTTGATTTCTTCTTTTTCATTAATAAATATCTCACTCAGCTGTTTTTTGACTTCTTTACGAACAACTAATTCAATTATATTTCTTAACTTATTTTTGTTCATTTTACTCCTCTATTTCTGTTTCTAAATCTGCTACGGCTTCAACTATTGTTTTAGAGCCCTCTAACGATGTAACTTCGTTATCTATTTCTATAATCTTTTCATCAAAAGAATTAACTTCTCCTTGAACGATGTGGTTTCTTAATCTTTCTTCTTTATCCTCAAATTGTTTTTGAGCTAATATTCTTTCATCTCCGAAACTTTTATCAAGTGTTTCTTTTGCTTCTTCGTATTCTGTAATTCTTGATTTTAACTGTGGTGCTCCTTTATAAGTATTAAGGTTATTACCTTCTTGTTCAAAATCCTCAACACTTTGTTTTATTTGTTGTACTTGTTCGGAATTTAATAATTGGTCTGGAGCATCCTTTATACTATCTATTGTACTTGCCACCTGTTCAAGTGCTTGGGTTTTTAATCCTTTGACTTGTTCTATTTTACTATCAATTTCTGCTTTAATATTATCAACTTGTGCTTTTAGTTGTGATAATGATGCTATACCTGCTAATATAGCGCCGATACCCGGTATTGGTTTTAACGCTTCTCTTAATTCAGCCATAGTATAGGTTTTTAATTGTAATTTATCTAACCAACCTAATTTAAACACCAAGTCATTAAACTCTAAAAGTCTTTTTGCATTTGCAATTTTATCTCTAATGTTTTTAAACCAAGCTGGATTTATTTTACCCATAGTTCCTGGAATAACCGCAGGTATTAATGAACCAATCTGAACTTTTATAAAATCTAAATTCCACTCAACTTGTTTGGCAAGAATACCACCCATCTCTTTCATATTGGCAGGTGCTAATATTACATCTCCACCCAATTTTTTTGTTATATCAATTTTTTTACCACCAACATAATCATCAATTTTTTGTTTTTGTTTTGTTATAATACCACCGAGTCTATTTTCTATTTGTATTTTTTTACCTTTGATGTGAACATTACCTTTTGCGAATAATGCTATATCATCTGTTTCTGCGCTAAATATTAATCTATCAGAACCAATGTATATTTGTCCGTCATCATATTTAATTGTATCTAATTGTGAACTAAATGGACTTGGTTTTTTCCACGACCACTTACCCATTTCCTTTCCATACTCAATAACTTGTTCTGAATAATCAACCTTTTCTTTTGTAGTCATACGAACAAATGATTTATCCCCTGTGATATTTTTAGAAACTTGTTCGTTGTTTGTACTTAAAACAATATTACCTGTATTGGTTCCGTCATCACTACTTAGTTTGACATAGTTATTATTTCTACCTTGTATTAATGTATCTCCTTTTTTAACTTGAGTTTTATATTGAGTAGTGTTCTCAAATTTTAAATCTTTTGATTTAGAATCTTCTGGTACGGGAGAATTTTCTCTAACATCAGAAATCTTTCTTGTAAAGTTTACAACTTGTGGGGATGCGTTTAAAGATGAAAAGTAATATCGTTCTCCTTTAAACTCCATACCGATTACAACTTCGTGTTCTAATGGATATTGTA